TATGCTAGAATGTGAGGGTAATTCAAACGAAGCAAATGGCAGTACGTTCTAAAATTGGTCTCTCTGGTGTTAAGTTTACTCCAGCAAATCCAAAAAAGACTCGTCAAGGTTTATCAAAAAATACAAAACTATCTGCATCTTCTCGTAATGGGCGTAAAAAGCGTTATCGGGGACAAGGACGTTAATGTCTTACTTGGAAGGATATAAAGAATACTCTAATATCCTTCCAGAAGACCTCTGGGTCTACAATAAGTTGCAATTAAGTCGGATTTTAGGGTATACATGTGGTCCTGTTGGGGTCGATGTACCTAAGTCCGACTTTTATATTATACGTCCTTCTATAAATTTTCTTGGAATGGGCATTAATGCTCGTATTGAATGGGTAGAAAGATCTACTGATACGTATCATCCTGGGGAATTCTGGTGTGAAATCTTTAAAGGTGAGCACTTAAGTGTTGATTTTAAAGATAAAAAGGCAGAATTAGTAGTAAAGGGAGTGAGGACCCCCGAAAAGCCTCTCTATAGATGGGAAAAATGGGAAAAAATTGATAAAAAAGTTGAATTTCCTTCTATTTTAAATGATTTGATAGGTGATTATAAGTGGATTAACTGCGAATTTATTGGAGAAAGACTTATAGAAGTTCATATTAGAAGGAATCCCGATTTTAGGTATAATAATTCTGTTGCTATTCCTGTTTGGGATGATGAAAAACCTGAAAATTATAAAGATTATAGATTTGTAGAGGATTCTGATTACTTAAGAAAGGGATTTTATATAAAATAACCCCCGCTCCGCTCGTTTCTCTCGAAAACCTCTGAGGTACTCGAAGTATCTCGGAGGTTTTTTAATTAAGTAGATAAATAACATGATAATACCTATTCTATGTTCTGATGCCATTAGAGAGGACGAGTAAAGGATTTAAGGACTTAAGTTTAACATTCAAATCAAATCCCTTAAATCAAGATCTTATAACTATTAAAAATGACACTGCGATTAAAAGATCTCTTCGGAACTTAGTACTTACTTACACTGGAGAAAGGTTTTACAATCCAGAATTAGGTTCTAAAGTTTATCGTCTTTTATTTAATCCTATGAGTCCGATTATATCCGATCGTATCAAAGATGAAATAGAACGTACAATTTTACTCTATGAACCAAGAGTTGAAGTTGATGATATATTTGTAGATCCAAATTTTGATAATAATGAATACAATATAAGTATTAAATATAGAGTAGTTGGTGCTGAAGTTACATCAGAAAACCTTTCATTTGTATTACGAGCAACTAAGTAAATGGCAATTACAAATCTTACAAGCCTAGATTTTGAAGAAATAAAAGATACTATCAAACGATATATTCGTGCTAATAGTAATTTTACTGATTATGACTACGAGGGTTCTACATTATCCCTTGTTATCGATATGCTGGCATATAATACTTATATTGCAGCATATAATGCAAATATGCTAAGCAATGAAGTTTTTCTTGATAGTGCTACTCTAAGAGAAAATGTAGTCTCTTTAGCAAGAAATACTGGTTACTTACCAAGACCAAAAAAATCTGCATCTGCAGTAATAGATTTTTTCGTTGATACATCAGAGCTTCCAGTTGCCCCACGTACATTAACATTAAAAAAAGGTATTGTTGCACTCAATTCAAGCAATAACACTTCAGTAAATTATACTTTCTGTATTCCAGAAGATGTAACTTCTATTTCTAGAAATGGTGAAGCTAGATTTAATAATCTTAAAATATATGAAGGTGCATTAATTGAACAAACATTTACATTTGATGGTGATGATATAAATCAGAGATTCATTTTAGATAACGTTGGAATTGACTATTCAACATTAAAAGTTACTGTAAGAGAAGATGCATTTACAGATAATCGAGTAGTTTATAATCTTGCATCTTCAATCATTGATATTAATGGAAATTCGAAAGTTTTCTTTTTACAAGAAATACCCGATGAACGTTATGAAATTATTTTTGGAGATGGTATTTTTGGTAATAAATTACAGGATAATAATTTTATTGAAGTTAGTTACATAGTGACTAATGGGGAAGATGCAAACGGAGCAAGTCAATTTTCATATTCTGGTAATATCGTAGATAATAATAATAATGTTATTGATAGAGATGTTTCCATAATTCAAACGATCTCACCAGCATCTGATGGTGCAAATATTGAATCAGTAAAATCGATAAAAAATTATGCTGGTAGAATATATGCAGCACAAAATAGAGCAGTTACTGCAAATGATTATGAAGCAATTGTTCGAAGGATTTATCCTGAAGTAGACTCTATTTCTGCTTTTGGAGGAGAAGAATTATCACCACCAAGATTTGGAAAAGTTTTTATTACAATTAAACCAAAATTTGGTAGTTTTATTTCTAATACACTAAAAGATAGTATAAAAAGAGAACTTAGAAATTATTCTGTTGCTGGAATAGTTCCCGAAATTTTAGATACTAAATTTTTATATGTTGAATCCATCTCATCAGTTTATTATAATCCAAATCTAACTCTTGACTCAAGTTCTGTTAAACAAAATGTTACTAAAAGTCTAAATGAATTTTCTAATAGTGAACAAATGAATATGTATGGATCCAGATTTAAATATAGTCAATTTACATCTCTAATTGATAAATCTGATGATTCCATTACTTCTAATATTACTGAAATTTATATTCGTAGAGACTTTAGACCTCTTTTAGGAAGACTTACTGAATATGAAGTTTGTTATGGAAATTCATTCAAAATTTTAAATAGTAATGGTTATAATATCAAATCTTCTGGTTTTAGAGTAAGTGGAATTGCAAACCCCGTTTATTTTTCAGATATTCCATCCCCAAACAAAGAAACTGGAGAATTGGTTTTAATCGAAGTTCAATCGAAACCAAGTGGTGAACAATATGAATCTGATATTTCCTCTTCAAAAATAGTAAGAAGAAACGTAGGAACAATAGATTATGTCAAAGGAGAAATAAGAATAAGTGCAATAAATATAGTATCTGTAATCAGTGCTGATGTCATTGAAATGTCCGCATGTCCAAATTCAAATGATGTTATAGGGTTGCACGATTTGTATTTACAATATGATTTAAATAATAGTATTGTAAATACAATAATTGATAATATATCGTCTGGTGCAGATCCAACTGGATCTAGATATATCTTTACTCCTAGTAATTCAACTAGAAGCATTACTCGTCAATAGGAACTACTTTTAATTAAAAAATAACATGGTAAGTAATAATAGAATCAGACTAGCGCAAGTTTTTGAGAACCAAGTTCCAGATTTTGTTAATGATGACTTTCCATTGTTTAAAGATTTTCTAAAGCAATATCAAGAGTCTTTAGAATATCCAGGAGCTCCTCAAGATATACTATCAAACATTGATAAGTATGTAAATCTTGATGAGATTTTTCTTACACCAGAATCAACAATTGTTGCTAAAGATGTTTTAGCTTCTGATAATATCATAAATGTTTCTAGCACTAAAGGATTTCCATATGCTTATGGATTACTAAGAATTAATTCAGAAATTATTACATATAAAACAAAAACACCTACTTCGTTTGAAGGTTGTGTAAGGGGATTTGGTGGAATCAGTGAATTTGGAAAAGATCTCGTATTCTCCAATACACTATCTAGAGATTCTTTTGCAGGAACTGAGGTAGAAAATTTAAGTGGGTTATTTTTAAAGGAATTACTAAAAAAACTAAAAAAACAAATTTCTCCAGGATTTGATGGCAGAGAATTAACTGATAACTTAAATAATAGATTATTTTATAAGCAAGTAAATGATTTTTATTCTTCTAAGGGAACAGATAATTCCTTTAGAATTTTATTTGCAGCATTATATAATTCTCATGTTAAAGTAATTAGACCTAGTGATAACGTATTTGAACCTTCTTCATCATCAAATAGAAAAATTACTAAATTGGTTATATCTCCAATTAGTAATTTAGAAGAAAATTATATAGATTTACTAAAAAATAAAACATTATACCAAAAAAGCTTCGATAGTTATAACGAAACGGATACTACTTCTGCATATGCAGCAGTCACAAATGTAGAAGAAGTTCAAAGAGGTGGTAAAAATTACTATATCATAAGTCTTGATAGTGACTATAATAAAGATACCAGTGTGTCTTCTGGATCTATATTTGGAAACTTTAATGTAACTGCTTCTACTAGAGTAACGGAAGATTTTAAAGAAAAAGTAAAGGGTAGTGGAATTTGGCCAAATACACTAAATGTAGATACAACAATTGGATTTTTAAATTCTAACGAAATTGATGTCTACTACGATAATGGTGATATTAAATCTTTATTTTCTTCCAATTCTAGTATAAACGAATTTTATGAGGTATTTTTCCAAAATGATATTTTGAGAGGGCAATTATTATCTGCTAGGAATTATGCATATATTTTGTTAGAAGATGAAACAAAAGTTTTCTTCAGAATTACATCTGTTCTAAGTGACCTAGTACCAGATTCTTCATCAAATTTCGTTAAAAATGATCCAATTAAATTTAGTTCATTGGGTTTAAATGATAAAACCCCCAAATTCAATAATTGGTTGTTTAATAATACTCCAGAATATAATGTATCTAAAATAGATTTATTAAATTCAAATCAAAATCAATATTCAATTGACCTTGAAAGTGATTTTGATTTATTTAAAGGAGATCGATTTTTCTTAACTTCAAACACTGGAGATTCATATGATGTTGAAATTATATCGAGAAATGATATTAATCAGTATGTAATAAAATTAAATACTGCAATATCAGACTATAATTCTAGTACAAAAACATTTTTTCTAGAAAGAAAGTTAAATAAAGGAAAACTTTCAAATTTTCCAGAAACAAGTGATTATGTAACAGATGTACAGAATGTTTATAGACCAAAAGATCTTTCGGATGACTTATTTGTAGCTTCATCTTCTATACCAAATTATTTTGGTAAAGATCTATCCACTAATGATAGAAAAATTTCCTTTTCCGTATCTATACCAAAAGACCAAAATAATAAACTAATTAAAATTGGTTCTGATGCAACTTTAACATCTTCTGAAAAAACACATTCATTTTATAATGGTGATTCAATAATATACGATGAGCCAGAGTTTAATGATTTTGGATCAGAGAATACAAATAGATTAAATATTCCAAATGGTAGATACTTTGTAACTGTTGTAGATAACAAGACAATCAAATTATCTACAAGTTTAAATCGAGTATTTACTAAAGAATATGTTACAATTGAAGGTGATGTTACTAATAACACTTTTTATTACTCAGATTTTTCAGATATTGAACGTGTTTTAAACACAAGTAATCCGTTTAAACTATCCTCAAAAAGGTTAATAAAGAGAATTATTCCTCCTGTTAATGGAAACGTAAACACAAAAACAAACCCAGGAAAGATCGGTATACTTAAAAATGGTGTTGAGATATTAAATTATAAGTCCAAAAATAATATTTTTTATGGTGAAATAGAAGGTATATATGTCCTATCTGGTGGAGAATCATATGATATTATCAATCCACCATCATTAATTATTAATGATGGAAATAATAGTGGGTTAGGAGCTACTGGAAATTTTGTAATACAAGGATCAATTAAAAATATTAATATTACTAATGGTGGTTTTAATTATATTGATACACCAAGATTAAAAATTAGTGGTGGAAATGGATCAGATTGTAACATAACTCCTATAATGGAGACATATACTCATGAAATAGAATTCGATTCTTCGAGTAGTTTTAATATTGATACAACTTCTAGTGTTATAACACTAGGGGAGAATCATTACTTCTATCCAGGAGAAAGAGTATTATATGATTCTATAGAAAGAGATGAACTTGGGGAATTGAAAACAAAATCAATTTATTATATTGGAATAGGAGTTTCAGGTAGCACATCATTTACTCTACATAAAAATTATAATGAAGCATTAAATTTAACGAATAGAGTAAGTCTTAGTAGTTTTGGTTCTGGCATTCATAAATTAATTGCAACACAGAAGAAGAAAAAAATATCGGCATTGAAGATCTTATCTTCATCGGATGATTTTACTTATAGAAATGTTTCTTATAATTCACAAGTTGCTGATGTCCCAGTTGACTTCTATAATAATACTATCACCATCCCAAATCATGGGTTTGTTAGTGGGGAAATAATTAATTACAATCCAGAAACAACTCCAATATCTGGATTGACAAGTTCTTCAAATTACTATGTAACAAAAATTGATGATGATAAATTTAAATTATCTGAAATCGGAGTAGGACAAACTACTGCAGATTTTTACTATAAAACAAAAGTATATAAAAATCTAACAACTTCAGGTGTAGGAAAACAAAGTTTTAGATACCCAGAAATAACTCTAGAGATTACCCCTTCTACAAACAACCTATACTCTGTAGAACCAACTGCAGATATTATTGCTCGTGGAGAAATTAAAGAAGTCTTCTTAGAGAATGGCGGTGTTGGATATGGATGTACTAATATCTTTAACTATGAAAGACAGCCAGAAATTTTTGCAGAATCTGGACAACTTGCTTCTGCAAAACCATTTATCATCAATGGTAAAATTGAAGATATAATTATTCAAAATTCTGGACAAGGGTATGTATCAACTCCATCTATAGAAATTTACACTGATGGTAATGGAGATGGTGCAGAATTAATCCCAGTAATCAGTGATGGAAGATTGACAGATATTATTGTAAAGAATGGTGGAATAAATTACAATGAATCCACTACAATTGAAATAGTTTCTGCTGGTAGTGGAGCAAAATTCCAAGCAAAAATTAAAAAGTGGAATGAAAATATTGTTGAAAGAAATTTACAAAGTGGACAAATATATGAAGATGATGGATTTATATATCAAGATTCCACAAAACCTTCATTTGACACTGAAGTGTATGGTTTACTTCAGTATACTCATTGTTATGCTCCAAGAAAGTTAAGAGAATTAATCTATAATAGAAAAGTTGTTAATGGTAGAACAACATTTATTCCAGATTTATCTTTGGATGCTTCTGGAAAAGAAATCGATTCTACCTATCACTCACCAATAATTGGTTGGGCATATGATGGAAATCCAATTTATGGGCCATATGGATTTTCCAATATAAATGGAACTGGTGGCATTAAAAGAATGCAAAGTGGTTATAAAAAAAGAACTTTATCTGGAAGACCACCTTTATCTACCTATCCTTTAGGATTTTTTACAAATGATTATGAGTGGACTAGTACTGGAGATTTAGACATTCATAATGGAAGATTTTGTGTAACACCAGAATATCCCAATGGTGTATATGCTTATTTTGCAACAATTGGCATTAATGATGCGGCATTTAGAAATTACAAGTTGCCTCAATTTCCATATATCATAGGAGATACATATAAATCAAAACCAATTGATTTCAATTTTGATTCTGATATATCACAATTTGGATTTGACTTTGAATCACTCATAATAGAATATAATCTTCTTAGAAATGTAAATTCATATAATATATCTTCTCCTTATGGAAAATATAATTATTTGTACAATCCATCAGACTATAGAGATTTTACATCTAAAATTAAGGAAATAACTTCTGGTTCTTTATCCAAAATTGATGTATTTTCTGGTGGATCGAATTATAAGATTGGTGATAAAATTGTATTCAGCAATATAGAAAAAATTGCTTCTGGAAAACCTCCATTAGGAAAAGTTGTTAGTATTGCAGGGACTGAAGTTTCTTCAGTATCTGTCGCATCTTCTAGTATTACTGACATAGAAATTTTAACTAATACTTATAACGGACTTTTCTCAAACGGAGTTGGTATTTGCTCTTCTCCACATAACTTAAATAATGGTTTTGCAAAATTATATAATTATAGTACAAATAAGGAATATGATATACAATTTGAAATTACGTCAAAAAATTTAATACTCAGATCTGGGATAGGTAATACAATACAAACTGGTATTGTTACTTATATTAATATTTACGGATTAAATGCAAATAGTTATATTTTACCAAATGATGTATATTCCGTAGATTATTTGGATTATAATGAGCAAATAAAAGTATTAAATGTCGATTTAGAAAACTCTAGATTGAAAATTGAAAGAGAGGTATATGGTACTATTGGAACAAGTTATAGTGCTGGAACTAAGTTTGATGAAAATACAAGAAGATTCTTTATTAAGAATGACCAATCTGGTGAAATTTCATCAAAAATATCAAATACTCAATATTACTTTAACCCACAAGAATCTGTTGGGGTTGGAATTGGAACCACTGTTAGTATAGAAAATCCAGGAGTTGGAAATACAGAATTGTTTATTGATAAAAATAGACTATTCATTCCAAATAATAATTTAAAAATAAACGATAGACTATATTATGATTATGATTCTAGTCCAATAGAGGTTCAATCTTTTGGACGTGATTTTAACCTTGAAAGAAATACTCCTTATTATGCATTCCCATTCTCAGCTAGATTTATTGGTATTTCTTCTAGACCAGTTGGAATTGGAACATCTGGTGAAATTGTTGGGATTGGAAGTGATACAGATTTACTAATTTTTAATAATTTTGGAAGTGGAGTTAATCATAGTTTCAAAACAGATTATGATAATGTATCAAAATTCACTTTAACTACTCATGAAGTAAATGTAACAACATCAGAAGATCATTATTTAAGAACTAATGATCAAATTACTTTTGAGTGTAAACCTTCCTCGGAAAAATCAATTTCAGTTTTATATAACGAAGAAAATAGAAAATTTGCTGTTGGATATTTTTCAATTGTTAATGCGGATATTGATATATCTTCAGACATCATAACAATTTCAAATCATGGATTAATCTCTGGACAAAAAGTAATATTTGAATCCACATCACCACCTGGTGGTCTATCTGATAATAAAGTTTATAGTGTATTAGTGATTGATCCAAATAAAATTAAACTCTCACTAGATGGTAAAACATCAGTAAATATTACATCACAATCTTTTGGAAGATTACTTTTAATCAATCCTCCACTATCTTTAGAAAAAAATAAGACTTTTGTTTTTGATGTTTCAGATTTTTCACTTTCATATTCTAGAAATAACATTAGATATCCAGCATTCACTTTAAAGTTTTTCTATGATAAAGAATTAAAGCATGAGTTTATTTCTTCTAGTAAATCTTCATCTTTAAGTGTTCAAAGAATTGGTAGATCTGGTGTAGATTCAACAGCAGTAGTTAAATTAATTTGTGATGATAAGTTCCCAGATAAAATTTATTATAATTTGGTGCCAATTAAAGACACAAATATTCCTCTTGCATATAGTCAAATATCATTAGATACTGATTTTGAAAATTCTATAACTTTAATTGATAGTGCAATTTCTGGAACATATTCAATTTATCGGGCAAATTCAAATACATTTAGTTATAGTATTCAAACTAAACCAGAATCTACTTTATATACAAATTCAACAGATGTATTAGAGTATTCTTCTATTTCAACTTCAATTATTGGTCCTATTAAAGAAATAGATTTTATTTCTTCTGGTTCTGGTCTTACAAGATTACCAATCATCAGTGAGATTATATCTAAAGATGGAAAAAATGCTATCATTTTCCCAAGATCTAAAGAAATTGGAAAGGCAAGAGATATTGAAATAAGTGACATTGGATTTGATTTTCCTACAGATAATACTCTTAAACCTAGAGCATTCACTCCAACACTATTCAAAATTGACCCATTAACTTCAGTAGAAAGTATTGAAGTTCTATTTGTAGGTAAAAATTATACCATACTTCCAGATTTAATTTTAATTGATGGGTATACAAATAATATAGTGTCTGATCTTGTACTTGATTATATTGAAGATGATGGTTTTAGAGTTAATATTATAAAAAATTCAAAAAATCTTTATGATGCAGATCCAACAATATTACCAGTAAATAATTCTAATGGATTTAAGATATTAAATATAACTTACGATTCTGCATCAAAAGATGCAGAAATTACTTTAGATGTTGTTGGTTTTAGTACACTATCTGCTTGGCCATTTAGTGTTGGATCAAAGTTTATGCTTGAAGGTGTTATTACTCAAGATCCATCCAATGATGAAGGATATAATACTTCAGACTATGGATACAAAAAATTATTTACGGTAAAAACTGAAGATCCAAATATTGGTGGTCAACTACCATCATTTACATTTAATATGGGTGATTTTGTTACTAACAATAATCCTGGGGTATTTGATAGTTTATATACTTCAGCAAGAGCAATTCCAGAGTCTTATTTCCCACAATTTAATGTTAAAAGAACTCCAAATAAATTCTTTGAAGATGAAATTATAACAAATGGTATTGTCGAAGATATTGTTGTTTCTTGGGAAATAAAGAATGAAATCTTAAAGGTATTCACAAGTACTCCTGAACTTTATAATATAAATGATCTAATAGTTGGTAAAACTTCACAATCCAGTGGAACTTTAACAGAAATAGTTGGCATTACAACTTTGACATACGAGATTGAAAGTAATAACTCTAATATTAGTGAATTCTATGATAAAAAAGGATTTTTAAATGAAGATTCTCAAAGAATTCATGATAGTGATTATTATCAATATTTTTCATATTCATTAAAATCTAATGTAGGATTTAGTACTTGGAATGAAGCTGTTAGCTCTTTAAATCATCCAAGTGGAATGAAGAAATTTAGTGAGATGGAAGTTCTTTCCCTTGCAGATGAACAAATTTCCAACGATCAAACAGGATCAGGATTCTTGGGAGTTTCTGATGTAGCATCTATATACGATTTAAATTGTGTTCATGACATAGATTTAGCTACTGAAAATAATATTATTAATAGTATTTCTGATGAAATTAGATTTAACTCTTTAACCCTTACTGATTATTTTGAGTCTGTCGGAAATAGAGTGTTGATTGTTGATGATTTTAGTGATGAATTTAATAGTAATCCTAGACCAACACCATTTACATCTATAGATTCATTTAATCTAGATTCTTATAGAGCAAAGAAATATGTAATATTCACTAGCAATAAAAAGTTCCCTGGTGAAAGGCAGATGATCTTAGTAAATGTCATCCATAATGATATTTACGGATTCATCAATCAATATGGTTTAGTTGCAACGCATGAAGTACAAGGTTATTTTGA